TAGATACCGGATCCTCCGGCATCTCGTTTGTATGAGATTGCACGGTGTGCATTCAAGTACTGGAACCAGGCATTTGGTAAAAGCCAGGCGACAGTATTAAACGCAACCGTGTCACTAGCGGCCTCCATATCGATAGTGGCTAGATAGCCATGTTTCGATGAGAGGTATGCTAGTAACTGATTCCAAGTCTGGTCAGACAAATCGATACCAAAGCGCCTCAGCCTACGTTTACCGTAGACGTCGAAGGCAAGCTGGAAGGGTAGAGACCCATCCTGCTCACACGCAATGGTCCGGTTTATCTTATAAGACTTGCTCACTTGCACTACACGGTTCCAGTCCCGGTGTCGCCCAAAATGATAACGATAGCCAAAGGATTTGGCCAAAGCATCAAAGTAAGGTGACGTACCAGTATAATAGTCTTGACAAAGCCCCACTTTCTTGTGTGGCTGACTATTCTTCCGGGACCGTGTAGCTGTGGCTCCTGCTGTATAGCGTACGAGTTTTGGTAGTTGATTCAGGAACCCTTTTGAGGTCCCATCATCCCGCCGCTCGTTGAAAGGTCCAAGCACTCTTGCAATATAACGCTGAGCACGGGTGATCATCAACTGCATATCAGGATCTAATCGATCGAGATGCAGATAAAAATGATCTAACCGTTTGTTGGTGATTCTGCAACGGACTTCGTTCTTATCGAACGCAGCTACCGTCGCCTCACTCAACTGCTTAGCGTCCGCAAGGGAGGAGTTCTTTTTAAAGAACGCCTCTATTTGCATTAGGACCCTAAATCTCTCCCTTGTTGACAATGCATTGGGGAGAACGCTTGAGCAGGAAGCTAACTTCGGAATGTTCCTAGAACGTATCCAGCCATGGATTCGCTTCAGATCATCCTCGGTTAGCTGACCCTCATCAAGGTCGTGGACATACATTCGACATATGTCAAATGGCATGTCTTTAAGCCTCTTTCGCCGGGTTACCCCGGTAGATCGAGGTTGGGCGCTATATAACATAGTGAACCCTCACTGTTGTGATTAATTAACGTAGATCAGTCTTTGTTGCGGAAGGCAAGGTACTCTAAAACGAGAACCAGAGCCAAAACGCCCCAAATATGATCACCCTTGACCAGCTCCCCAAGATTGGGGGCCATATCAGGGGACACTGCTTCATACTCCGTTAGTCTTTAAGCGGGTATTGCGAGGTCACCATGGCGGCGAACTCGTCACTCGCGACGACGTCTCGGAAGTATGCAAGCAGTGCGTTAATATCTGCCGTTTGCCCGTTAACCGGGCGACGGCAGGTAACAGTGAACACGTCCTTGCTGGAGAGGGTGTTGCCATCTCCGTCCGTGGTTTGTTTAACGAAAGACAAGGAGTCTTCCGCAACACCGCTCGGACCCGATGCTGCCTTCGAACGCTGGAATATTACTTCCTGTGCGAGAGCAGTATGGTTCGGGAGAGCGTACACACGCTGATTACCACCGTTAGGGGCGATAATCTCTTTCAGGGCGGTAGTCATACCAGCCATCTTAACCTCCAAAGTTAAGGTGTTATTACATCTACGATATCCACTAAACCTTAGTCGATGATGGGCTTGAAAGGGAGTAACTCCCATTCCATGTCCAGCACCGATGCAGGTACTTGTGGATTAGGTTTGGCTGTATCTTCGGCTTTTGGCCAATAGAAAACAGCTTCCACCCATCCGGTACCAGGATCGAGAAACTCAAACAAATCGAAGGACCAACCTTTCAGTTGGAAATCTCCGTATGTGTAAGTTCCCGATTCTTCTCTTACCAAGAACGTAGATAGTTCGATCAGCAATTCCAGGCGAGCAGCCAAGTCAGGAAGAGGTAGGTCCCAAATCAATGGGGCTATCTCGTACTGAAATGACTTCCAGCTTGGAACGTGCTCCTTCTTGGTTCCCAAAACGTTGGGAAGAAGGCGCTGCGGATCCAGATCACAGTGCAACTCGTACAGATGTTTAATCTGCCGAGTGAAAGCAGCACTGAGATCCGTCTTCATTTGCCACATCCAGTGGCTAGTGTTGACGCTTATCGTATCGTTCATGGTATCGTACCTTCTGTAGAAGTAAATAATGCCTAGCGGACGGCTTGACCAAGTAAAGCGACAAGATCTCTGATCTTGTCAATGTCAAGACGTACGTTCAGCTGCGGAGTTAAAGGGATTTTCGTAGGGTGACGTCGAGTATAGGTAAGTTCTTGAACCGTGTTAATGGTGTCAATGACAGATGTCATTTGACTGCTTGGAGCTACGCACTCACGTCTGGTGTCTACCTTTTGTTTCATATGGTATCCACCAGCCGCATAGTACTTGCTTGCAAGCAACAAGAACGAACCCGCTTCTAAAGCCTTACCCACTTGGATGAACCAGTCAATAATGAAGGAAAATCTAACCAACTCCCACCCCGTTGTTATCGGATTGAATCCGAACTTCGGGGGCTGGATGTCGGCTACGACGTTCCCTCTGACTGACACTTCATAGTCGGTTATGGTCTGGGTCTCAATGACACCATACCATGGATCGCTATTTACGTGTAGATTACGCTCTTGGAAGGAGTGGGAAAACCCCGCTCTCTCCTTGAAACGTTCTCTTGCATCATCTAGTGAATTAAGGGCGCCGATAAGGTCCTCGATATCGTAGACTAAAGTGCGTAATCCATATCGCGCTTGTAGCCACTCTTTATCAAAGTCCTTAGGCCACGTTTTACGCTTCCAGCTTTTCCAGAGACTAGAAGATATTCTTTCGAACATCTCTTTCGTCTTCTTGAATTCCGCTATGAAGGTTAACGTGTCCCAGCCGGTTGAGTATATCTTTGCCGCAGCAGCTTGGACGTACGGGTCATAATCGAAGTTTCCTTCGGTATATTCCCGACACCAAGTAAGCTTGTCGTAAAGATTACCCGTGGTGAACTCAGAGAGTTGCACCGCCGCTCGTCGGCCCACAGCGTACCAATGAGCTCCATCCGTCCTCCAAAGGTCGAATGAGCCATTCGAGGAGCCACTCCACTCCATCTGCTCGAAAGCAGTAAGGGGTAAGAGTTCTCCACGCTTCAGTCTCTTGTGGTAATTTGGGGTGTTCTCACCCCGCGTTACCTTATAATTCCAAGAGCCTACGCGCTTTTCGCTCGCATAAATGAAAGGATCGGGATTAGTGCCACCAATTCCATGGTGCCAATAATTCGTGTCCTCCTCATCAAGCGATGGTCCGCTGACTTTAGTATGCATATGCTAGACGTTCCTATATAACCAGGTACCCGCAAATGCCGGTCCCATGGAGACCTAACGGTACAGGACAATGTCCTGCTGGACCCCCCACCACGGG